GCTTCGCAAGCGGCTTGCTCCCGCCGAGCTACACCACCAGATGGGACACGACCACGCGTCGCACCGGGCGCAACTGGTCGCGCGGTCTGCACAGATCGTCCTCTTCATTATCGTCGACACCATGCGGAACCTCGAAGCGGAGCCGCCTTCACCCTTGCGGCGAGGCCACCTCAAAGCGCTTCGCGGCGCACGGCTGATCGTTTCGCATATCCAGCGGGCGGCCGAAGAGGAAGCCGCTGCGGCTCAAATGGGCGCCCGCTGATGCGCGACTGGCTCTCGCCTCAAGAACTCGCCGACCTCGCTTTGCCGGGCTTCCCGAAGACGAAGCGCAGTTGGAACAGGTTGATTGATCGCGAGGGCTGGATCGAGCGCAAGGACAAGGTTCGCCTAAGCAAGGAGAGCGGCGGGGGCCTCGAATATCATGTCGACCTACTGCCGCCGGCGGCGCTGGCGGCCTATGCGGCGCGCGCGATCGGCGCGGTCGAGCTGAAGCGCGACGAGGTCGTCGCCGCGGCGGCGGACCCGCGCTCGGCGCAGCTCACGCCTCCGGCCTTGGAGGCGCGCGATGCGCGCCTGGCGCTGATCGCCGCCGCCGACCGCTTCGCGCGCAACGCATCGCTTTCTCGCCGGACCGCCGACGCGGCGTTCTGCGCGCTCTACAACCTTGAACGGATTGACATCGCGCCGTGGATCAAGGCGTCGATCCGCCGTCTCGCTCCGCGGACCCTCGCGCGCTGGCGAGAACAGACGAAAAATGGATCGCCGTCGAAGCTCGCTGTCGACCGCGGGGCGGCGCGACGCGGCAGGGGGGCGCTCGCCGTCGCCGAGGGCGGCGAGGTTCGTAAGCACATCCTGGCGTTGGTCGCCCACCAGCCGCACCTCTCGGCCGACCATGTGCGCGAGTGCGTCGCGGCGAAGTTTCCGACGTTCAAAGCACCGCCGGTGCGCACCTTTCAGCACTTTTTGAAGCGCCTCAAAACCGAGCAGGGCGCGCTGCTCGCCAAGATCACCAACCCGGACGACTTCAAGAGCCGCTTTCGCGTCTCGGGCACGAGCTCTCACCCGGTTTCGCGACTCAACGAGCTGTGGATGATCGACGCGTCGCCGGCCGACGCGCTGTGCGTCGACGGCCGCCACTCGATCTACGCCTGCGTCGACATCTTCTCGCGCCGGCTCTCCATCCAGGTCACGCGCACGCCGCGGGCCGAGGGCGTGGCGCTCCTGATGCGTCGCGCCATTCTCGCCTGGGGCGTTCCCGAGCGGGTCAAGACGGACAACGGCTCCGACTTCAAGGCCAAGGCGACCCAGCGGCTGTTCGCCTCGCTGCGCATCGAAACCGAGGCCTCGACGCCGTTCAGCCCCGAGCAGAAAGGCCACATCGAGCGGGCGATAGGCACGCTGCAGCGCGATCTGATGCCGCTGCTGCCCGGCTTCATCGGCCACAACGTCAAGGATCGCTCGGTGATCGAGGAGCGCAAGGCGTTCTCGGCGCGGCTCGGCGAAAGCGACGCCGAGGCATTCTGCGTCGAGCTGAAGGCGGCCGAGCTGCAGCGCTATTGCAACGAATGGGCGGAGAACCGCTACGCCCATCGGCCGCACGAAGGGCTCCAAGGCGCGACGCCGTTCGCCGCCGCCGCCGCCTACCCCGGCAAGATCAAGCGGATCGACGACGTGCGGGCGCTCGACCTACTGCTGGCGCCGATCGCCGGCAAGGATGGCCTTCGGATCGTCGGCAAGACCGGCCTGCGCATCGATCACTCGCACTACATCTTCGCCGCGGCGATGCCGGGGACTGCCGTGTTCGTGCGCATGGACCCGGCCGACATGGGCCGCGCCTACGTCTTCAGGCTGGATGGCGAAACTTACCTCGGCGAGGCGGTCTGTCCCGAGCTGGCCGGCGTCGATCCGGCCGAGGCGGTGGCGCGGGCGCGCGCCGAGCAGAAGAAGCTGCTCGAAGCCGGCGCCAAGGAACTGCGCGCCGACATGCGCAAGATACGCCCACGCGACGTCGCCCAAGCCGTGCTCGGCCGGGCGGCGGAGAAGGCGGCCAAGGTCGTCGCCTTCCCGCGCGCCCATGATGTCTACGCCACGCCGGCGCTCGACGCGGCGGCCGAAGCGCTGCGGCCGGCGCCGCCGGCGCCGGCGCTGCCGTCGCCGGACGATGCTCGCGCGCTGGTGGCGCGATACGAGCAGCAACGGGACGCCAACGTCGCCCAGGTCGAGCGCGAGCTCGCCGGCGCGCAGGCCGATAAAGACGGCGACGTGGTCGCGCTGAGAGCGCGCGCGACGCCGCAGCAGCGCATGGCGCTGTTTCGCGAACTCGACGCGCTCGATCGCGACGGCGCCGTTCTCTCGCCGAGCGACATGAGCTGGCATGCCGCGTTCCGCCGCGCTCCCGAGTTCATCGGCGCGATGACGACGCCGTCGGAGCGCTATCGGCACGTGCAATTTCTGCTTTCGTGCCGCGCGGTCAACGAGGCGCTGTTCCCTTACGAGGATCGCTGGCTCGGCCATTACCTGTCGAGCGGCGAATACGAAACGACGGCCGGCCTGGTCGCGGACTTCGGGGAGGCGGCGCTGAGGTGACGGCGCGCGCGTCTCGCTAGACCCCGGCGCCCGTGTGGCGTTCCGCGTCGGGAAGTTCCTCAAAGCGTTGGCGAAAAAAAAGGCCGCCCGAAGGCGGCCGATAAATATCGAAGGACTAGAGAATGACAGACAACGCTCAAGTCGTCAAACCGGGCTCGCTGGCGCCGCTGAAGAACGTCGCCGGCTTCATGGCCCTGGTGACGAAGTTGCAGCGCCGCGGGCCGCATCTGCCGAACCTCGGCGTGATGTACGGGCACTCCGGGCTGGGGAAGTCCTACGCCTCGATCTACGCGCAGAACAAGACGCGCGCGGTGCGGGTCGAGGTCGGCGAGTCGTGGAACCGCAAGACCTTCGTGCGCGCGGTGTTGCTCGAATGCGGCGTCGCCAATCCGAGGGGAACCACCGCCGACCTGGTGGCCGAGGCGATCGGGCTGCTCGGCGACGAGCCGAGCCGGCCGCTGATGGTCGACGAGGCGGACAAGCTGGTCGACAAGGGCCTGATCGAGCTGGTGCGGGAGATCTCGGAAGCGAGCCAGGTTCCGGTGCTGCTGATCGGCGAGGAGATGCTGCCGCAGAAGCTGGCGCGGGTCGAGCGCGTCCACAACCGCGTGCTCGACTGGTACGGCGCCGAGCCGTGCGACCTCCCCGACTGCAAGCTGCTGGCGCAAATCTTCCTTCCAAGCGTCAAGATCAGCGACGAACTGCTGGAGACGGTGCGTCTCAAGGGCGAAGGCCGCGCGCGGCGCATCGTCGTGACGTTGTCGGGCATGAACGACTGGGCGCGCAATCAGGGCGCCCGCGAGATCGACGCGGCGAGCTACTCCGGCGCGCTGTTCACCGGCGAAGCGCCGCGCGCGCGTTCGGGCAGGCTGGCGCAGGCCGGGAGGTTCGCATGACCGCGATCGCTCTCAAGGTCAATCTGCCGCGCGGACCGGAGCATTACTGGCAGGCGGCATGCGACTTCGGGCCGAGCGGCTTTACCGCTCGCGAACTGCTCGGCTGCACCAACGGCGTGAGCCGCGCGACGATCCGGTTCTGGATCGGCGACATGGTGAAGCTCGGCGCGCTCGTCGTCATCGACCGGCGCGACGTCAAGCCTCGCGGCCAGCTCGTCTACGCGGTCGCCGAGGCGAAGCGGAAGGCGCCCGCGCCGGAGACCCGGCACGGCTGCATTCAACGCCACCTCTGGACCGCGATGCGCAACCTGTCGACGTTCACGATCGCCGAGCTTGCGGCCGCCGCGTCGACCGACGAGGTGAGCATCGATCGCCACACCGCCGCCGACTATGTGCGGCGGCTTGCCCAGGCTGGCGCGCTGACCGTCGCGCGGTCGACCCGCGCCAACAATCTCAACTCGGGAGTTTGGCGGCTCAAGGCGGCGGCCGACACCGGGCCGCTCGCGCCGCGCCAGGTCAAGGCGAAGTTCATGGTCGACGGCAACACCGGCGAGCCGCTGGGGATCGCGGAGGCGACGCTATGACCTCGTCGCTTTCCGCTCCGCTCGCGCGCGCCGGCGGCGGCGCGCGGAAAACCGACTTCCTCGCCAACGCGCGCAAGGGCTGGGGCGAGACGCCGCCGGACTGGATCGTCCGCCTCGCCGAGGAATGCGACCGCGCCAGCGCTTCGGAAGTGGCGCGGCGGCTCGACTATTCGGTCGCCGTGATCTCCGGCGTGGTGCTCAACTCATACAAGGGCGACGTCGACAAAGTCGAGGCCAAGGCGCGCGGCGCCTATATGGGCGAGCTGGTCGACTGCCCGGTGCTCGACGAGATCGAGCGCGACCGCTGCATCGCCGAGCAGGGTTTCAAGCACCTCGGCTCGTCGGCGGTGCGCGCCAAGCTCTATCGCGCGTGCCGCTCCGGCTGCCCACACTCTCACGTCAGGAAGGAGCCGAGCGATGGCCGAGCTGTCTGAGCAGATCAGCGCGTTCCGCCGTTCGTTCGGCCGCTACGTCGACGACGGCGTCGGCCTCACCGGCGAGGGGGTCAAAGCCCTCGACGGGCTGTTCGCCTCGTTCCAGGCGCAGGCGCGCCTGCTCGAAGGCGGCCAAGCGACGCCGGAGACGTTCGACGACATCTGCGGCGCGATCGTCGCCGAGGTCAAAGCGCTCGGCGACATGACGCGTCGCGTCGAAGCGACCGTCGGGCGCTTGCGATCGGCGGAGATCATCGCCTTCCGGCCGCGCGAGGCGCTGTGATGCGCGACGTCCCGCTGGCGACCATCCTCGACGTCGTCGCCCGCCGCTGCGGGCTCGACGTCGCGCAGGCGCGCACGCAAGCGAGCGACGCGGCGCGCCAGGCCCGCCGCGTCTTCTGCTATCTCGCCCGCGGCCTGACGCAGGCGAGCCCGGCGGAGATCGGCGAGACGATCCTCGAACGCGAGGCGGAGGTCTGCGCCGCCGCCGAAGAAGTCGGCGCGCTCCTCTGCGAGGGGCGCGACTTCACCGAGCTGGCGGTCGAGGCGGAGGTCGAGCTTCGGGCGCTGGTCGAGCTCTCGGCGACCCGCGGCTTCCCGCTGCCGACCACCGCCTCCCCGCGCGTGACCGCGGCGCGCCTGGTCCTCGGCGGCCGCGACGCCTTCACCGTCCCCCGCGTCGACCTTGCCGCGCTCGCCGCCGCCTATCTCGCGCGCGCGACCGAACCGACGCTTGCGCCGCCGCCGCTCGTCCGCGCCGCGGCGGAATACGAGAACGCCATCGCCGCCGCCGAGGCGGCGCGCTTCACCGCGCGCGAGCGCGGCGCCGACGCGGCGCTGAAGGCCGCGCGCGCTCGCCTGCTCGCCCTCATGGGAGTGGAAGCCTATGTCGAAGCCTAACCGGAAATCGAAGACCGTCGCGCCCCAAATCGTCGCGCCGCAATCGCGCGAGGAAGCGGCGCGCTACATCCGCGAGATCGGCGAAGCGAACCGCGCCGTGGCGCGGCTCGAGGCCGACATGAACGACCGCGTCGCCGCGATCAAGGATGAAGCCGAGCGGCAGGCGGCGCCGATCGCGACTTATGCGCGCGACCTCACCGACGGCCTGCGCATGTGGTGCGAGGCGAACCGTCAGGCGCTGACGGACGGGGGAAAACGCAAGAACGCCGACTTCGGCACGGGAAAGATCGAATGGCGGCTGTCGCCGCCGAAAGTGACGATCCGCGGCGGCGTCGAGGCGGCGATCGCCGCGATCAAGCGGCTCGGCCTGCCGTTCCTGCGCACGTGCGAAGAGATCGACAAGGAGGCGATGCTTCGCGAGGCAGACCGGGCGCGGCTCGTTCCCGGCGTGTCGATCGGCTCGGCGGGCGAGATCTTCGCCGTCGAGCCGTTCGAGGTCGAGCTGACGGGAGAGGCGCCATGAGAGCGCTGCTGCCGCTGATCTCCGCCTCCGGCTTCCTCATCGCGGCGGGCGCTATCGCCGTCACGTCGCCGAGCGCGATCGTCGCCCTCGGCGGCTCGACTTTCCTGATCGTCGTCGCCGCTATCCTGCTTTGCCAGCGCGACGCCGTGATCGCCGTCGAGATCGCCGATGAGCTGCTCGACCTTCTTAACCGGCCGGCGCGTCCGGCCGAGCGCGGCGGCCGCTCATGACCACCGCCGCCCAGACCCGCGCCATCCACGCCACCCGCCGCGCGCTCGGCATGAGCGACGACGACTATCGCGGCCTCCTGAACGCGCGTTTCAAGGTCGTTTCATCGCGCGACCTCAGCGACGCGCAAGCCGGCGCGCTGATCGACGAGCTGAAAGGACTCGGCGGCGGCGCGCCGGGCGGCCGCTCTCTCGCCAGAACGGCGAGCGGCCGCTACGCGCCAGTGCTGCAAGCGCTATGGATTTGCGCCTGGAACCTCGGTCTCGCGCGCTCGCGCGACGATGCGGCGATGCTCGCCTTCGTCGAGCGCCAGACCGGCCTCGCGCACACCCGCTTCCTGGTCGACCCGGCCGACGCGGTCAAGGCGATCGAAGGGCTGAAGGCGTGGATCGCGCGCGACGGCGGCGTCGTCTGGCCGCCGAAGGGAGAAGCGCGGCTACGCAAGCGGGCGGTGGCGCGGGCGATCGCCGAGCGGCTTCTGGCGGCCGGCGGCTTCACGCCCTTCATCGCCGGCCGTGACGCCTGGCCGTCCGACTTCGAGCTCTACGGCTACCGGCGCGGCCTGCCGTCGGCGTTCGGGTTCTACACGGAACGGCATTGGGACCGGCTCGCCGGCTGGCTCGGCACGCGGCTGCGCGCCGCGCTCGCCAAACGCAAGGAGACTGCGGCATGAAGAGCAACTGGGCGCGTGGCGTTCAGGCGATCGGCGCGCTGGCGCTGGTCGCCTTCGCGCCGGCGGCCGCGCAACCGCCGGCGCCGCGCTACGAGCTGCATTATTCGCCGGCGGAGAACCTCGAAGCGATCGACGTCGCGACCATCGACGGCGCCGGCGATGCCTTCGACGGCGCGGCGTTCGTCCTCACCGACGTTCCGGTGATGGAGGCGTTGACGCGCGCCGCCGAACGCGGCGTCCGCATCCGCCTGCTCGGCGACGCGCGCCAGGACCGCCCGCGCGGCGAACGCATCGACGCGGCGCTCGCCGCCCTGATCGCCGAGCCGACCGTCTCGATCAAGGAAAAGCGGCGCGGCCCCTGGATGCACCTCAAGGCCTATGTCGTCGACAGCGAGCTGCTGCGCTTCGGCGCGGCCAATTTCACCGCCGGCGGCGAGAAGCGCCAGGACAACGACCTGATGCTCACCGACGACCCGGCGCTGATCAAGGCGTTTCAAACCGAGTTCGAAACGCTGTGGGACCGGCCTTAAAGCGAGGGAGCGCCTGACATGCCGACCGTCGATGAAATGGGACGCGAGGCGCTGATGGCGCTGGCGGCGCGCCATTCGCCGGCGGAGCGCGCGCGCGCCGAGGCCGAGGCGCGGGAAGCGCGCGCGGCGATCGCCAAGCGCGATTACGACCTGATCGCGGCGGAAAGCGTCCGCCTGGCGCGCCAGGCGCGCGAGGCGCTGGGAGCGCCCGGCGGTCATGAAGCGTTCGAACGCGCCAAGGCGTTGCACGGGGCGGCCGCGACCGCCTTCCTCATCTATCGCCGCCGCCAGCTCGCCGCCTGGCGCGCCCGCCGCGCGGCGCAACGCGTCGCCAACAGCGGAGAGGCGCGATGAAGATCGCCGAGCTGATCGACGAGGCGGCGCTCGACGCCATGGAGCGCGAGCAGTGGGCCGCCAACCTGGAGCGCTCGATCGCCTTCGGCCATGTCAAGCGTCCGCTTTCCGACGTCACGCTGATGCGCTCGCGCTTTCCCGCCATGCGCGCGATTGTCCGCGCGCTGAAGCTCATCGCCGCCTGGCGCGACAAGCTGCCGGCCGAATTCGTCGCCGAGATCGAGAGGGCGCCATGACGGTCCGCGTGATCCTGACGAGAAACGCGCCGCCGGCGACGCGATGCGAGGATCTCGACGCCATCTACTGCAGCGTTAAGCACCCGTGGCTTTGGCGCGGCGGCGCGCGTCCGAGGAGCCGCCGTCGCGCGGCGGTTCTTTCTCGCCGTCGCCGCCAACGCGCCCGCATTGGTGACGAAGGGCGAGATGATCGACGCGCTGTGGGGCCATCGGCGCGACGGCGGTCCGGACGATGTGGAGTCCGCACTGAGAACCCTCGCCGTCGAGGCGCGCCTGATCGGCGCGGCGCTCGGCTTCGTCGTCGAGACGCACTTCGGGGTCGGTTACAGCGCGCGGCCGGTCGACCGGAGGGCGGCGCCATGATCGTCAACGTCTCCGATCATGCGCTGGTGCGCTTCCTCGAACGCGCCGGCGGCCTCGACGTCGAGACCTTGCGCGAGACGATCGGCCTGTCGCTTTCGCGCGCCGCGGAAGCCGCGCGCGCGATCGGCGCGGCTGAGTGCGCGGTTCACGCCGACGGCCTCACCTACGTCCTCAATCGCGGCGTCGTGGTCACGGTTCTGCGCGACGACGCGGGCGTCCGCTGCAGGAGGCCGGGGCGGTGAGATGAGATACGTTTGGCTCGCCAACCTCTATCGCGAGATCGCCGAAGGCGCGGGCCTGGAAGCGGCGCTCGGCCTGGCGAGGGCGCGCGGGGGCTTGCGAATTTCGGTTCCCCGCAACCCGCGCGCCGCGCCGTGGCTGACGGCGGCGATGGGCGAGAAGGGCGCGGCGCTGATCTGCGATCTCTACGGCGGCGAGCTGATCGACCTGCCCGCCGACCCGGTCTCGGGCCAGGGCCGCAACGCGCGCGCGCGGCGCATCCGCGAGGCGATCCGCGAAGGCAAGCTGTCGGCCAATGAGATCGCCGCGATGGCGGCGGTGACCCGCCGCGCCGTGTTCAAGGCGAAGGCGCAGTTGCGCGAGACGTCGCCGCAGCCCGATCTCTTTAGCGTGCTTTGCAAAGGCGAAGCGCGGCGCTAAACCACGAGGCTCGCCTCGACCGATCGCAGGGGTGAAGTTGTTCACCATGCTTTCGGGACGACGCCGCTCCTAATCCTCGTCGCGACAGCCGCCAGGCGGCGTCGGCGCGGAGCGGAGCATGCCCTTCGACATCAGCGCATCCTTCCGGCCGCCCGATCTCGTCGAGGCGCTCGCCGTCGCCTGGCTCGTCGTCCAGATCATGCTGAGGATGTGAACCCGTGACCCAATTGGCCCCCGTCAAGCAAGTCCCGTCGCCGAACTACACGCCTGCGCTCATCGCGCACGACCTCGTCATCGTGCATGACATGGAGGGCGGGTACGAAGGCTCGGTCGCGTGGCTGTGTAAGCCGGCGGTGAAGGCCTCGGCGCACATCTGCATGAATGCCGACGGGACAGAGGATACCCAGCTCGTCCCGCTGTCGATGAAGGCGTGGGCCGAGTGCGCCTTCAACGGGCGCGGCGTCTCGATCGAGGTTCCCGGTTTCGTCGCCAAAGGCATCCCCGACGTCACCCTCCGCGCACTCGCGAAGCGGGTCGCGTGGCTGCTGCGCTTCTACGGCATCCCCTGCCAGCATGCGGTCGGCGGCCAGGGGCGCGGCTATTGCATGCACCACGATCTCGGCGCGGCGGGCGGCAATCACGACGACATCTGCGCGATCGGCTCCGCGACGTGGACGATGTTCGAAGGCTACGTCAGGGCGGAGTACGCCGCCTTCGGCGACGGCCCGCTGCCGACCTGGGCGCTGCATGGCCTGCCGGCCCCGCACCAGGTGGAACTGCCGCCCGACGTCGAGCCGACGCCCTCGCATGGCGGGAGCCCACGCAACGAGGACGGCGACACGCATGCGCACCCGACCGCATCGGGCTATCCGCACGGCTCGATCGCCGACCTGCAATGGCGGCTGCGCAAGGTCGGCGCGAACCCGGCGCTCGGCGTCGACGGAACGGAAGGCGGCGCGACCCGCGCCGCGCTCGGCGTCTTCCAGCGCGCCGTCGGGCTGCCAGTCACCAACGATATCAATCCGGCGACCTGGGTCGCTCTCGATAAGGCGACCGCGTGAAAAAAGCGCCGCCTTCGCGGCGGCTTTCAACCCCCTTCAAAGCAGGAGTTCGTCATGAAAGCGCTCAAGGGTTTCCGGACCGTCGCCTTCGGCCTGTTCGTCGCCGTCGCGCCGGCCGCGGTCACCTATTTCTGCGGCGTCGATTGGACGACGCTCGGCATTTCGCCGGGGGTCGCGGCGGCGCTCGGCCTGGTCGTCGTCGGCCTGCGCGCCGTGACCAGCACCGCGATCGGGCAAAAGTGAGATGGCGCGCGCGCTGGCCGGCGCCGTGAGCGACCCGGGCGCCTCGCATCCCGAACCGCGGATAGAGACGACGGGGACGCTGGCGGCCCAGAGCAGCGCCGCGCGCTCGTTCGCCGTCGGCGACATCGTTCGGTTGAACTCGGACCGCGTGCACATGACCGTTCGCGCCGCCGACAGCGGCAAGATCGGCTGCCAGTGGCACAACGCCGACGACGATCTGGTCGAGTTCGACTTCGATCCGCGCGAGTTGACGCTGGTGCGCCGGCGCGCGAGCGAGGCGAGCTGACGTCATGCTGTCGCACGCCGACCTCGCCGATATCTGCGCGCTTGCCTATCGCGGGCCGCAGAGCGTGACGGTTTCGGTCGACGCGCGTTGCTGCCTCCTGCCGCGCGGCCGGGAGCTGGTCGTCGTCTGCCCCGGCACCCATCTCGACGATCTCGCCGACTGGCTGCGCGACCTCGACTGGCGCCCGGCGCGCTTCGACGAGATCGGCTGGTGCCACCACGGCTTCGGCGCCGGCGCGCGCGACCTGTGGGCGGCGATCCGGCGCGAGTTGCCTCCCGACAAGCGCATCGTCTTCACCGGCCACAGCCTCGGCGGCGCGCTGGCGCTGGGGCTCGCCGGACTGCATGTCACCGAAGGCCGATCGCCGCAGCCGCGGCTGGTGACTTTCGGCGCGCCGCGCGTCGCCTTCGCGCTCAACTTCGCGCTTCGCCGGCTCGTCGCGCGTGGGACGCTCGAGTGCGTCGAATACCGCCGTCGCGGCGACCCGGTTCCGACCGTTCCGCCGCGGCCGATTTTCAGGCACGCGACGCGCGGCGTGGCGATCGGCGCGCCGCTGCCCGAGCCGCCGGGCGCGATCGACGAACTGGCGGCCAAGATCGGCGATCACGCCCTTCAACTCTATCGGGCCGATGTTCAAGCTTTGGAAGCCGAAAGGATGAACCCATGTCGTTCCTGAAAACCGCCGCCGTCGCCGCCGCGTTTGTTGCGGGGATGGCGCTTTCCTCGTGCTCGAGCGCGCAGCAGACCGCGTTCGACAGCAATCTGACGACGACGACGCAGGACGTGGTTGCGCTCAACAACGCGCTGATCACGGTCAACAACACCCTGATCGGCAACGCGGTGGCGCAGGCGAAGTTGCTCGCGCCCTATCAATGCGGCGCCTACGCGCTCGCCGCGGCGATCATCAACGACTCCAGCGCCGAGGCGAAGGTGAACGCCTTCCTGCAGAAGAGCGTCGCCGCGAGCGTCGCCACCGTCGCGGTGAAGGACATCTGCGCCGCGCTCGGCCAGTCGACCACGGTCACGGCGGCGCCGCCCTCGTCGACGACCGCAGCCGCGTCCGGCGGCTAAGCGCTCGCCGCGGCAGGAGAACCGCCATGGCGTTGACCATTTCCGTCGCCGAGGTCGAGGCCGGGCTCAAGGGGTGGGCGGCCTTTCCGATCGCCGATCTCAAACGCGCCTACGACGAGCGCTTCGGCGATCTCGCGGACGACGCGAAGGCGATCGAGGATGTCGCGGCGCTGCTCGCCGCCTTCGGCGCGCCCTACGCCGCCGAGGTCGGCCCGATCCTCGCGCTGGCGGGCCTGCTGCTGGCGGTCTCGTCGCCGGCGGTCCCCGGCGACCCGGGGACCTATCCGCGCGCGGGCGAGCGGACCTATGTCGGCCAGCGCGACGAAGGGTGAGAGCGAGGGGACGCGATGCTGGAATGGAGCGAACTGTGGCAGGCGGCGACCGCGCTCGGCTCGGTGGGGGCGCTGGCGCTTTCGGTCTACGCCATTCTCACCGCCCGCAACCGGCGCGACGTCGGGGAACTGATCGATACGAAGAACCGGCACGAGACGCGGTTGGCGAAGTTGGAGACCGAGGTCGCGCACCTGCCCGGCGTCCAGACGGTGCACGAGCTGCAACTGTCGATGACGGAGATGAAGGGCCAGCTCGCCGTCATCGTCGAGCGCGTCGCGCCGATCCAGGCGATCGCCGAGCGATTGCAGGAGAACCTTCTGGAGCACGGACGGTGAGCCTTTCCGAGATCATGGAGCGCGAAGCGCGCCTCGTCGTGTTGCGCATGCTCGCCGAGCAGTCAGACCGGCGGCTCAATTCGTCGCTGCTGCGCGACGAGCTGGCCGAACGCTGGGCGATCAACCGCACGCGCGATTGGCTGCACGCGCAATTGCGCTTCCTCGCTGACGTCGGCGCGATCCATCTGACCGAAGCGGGCTCGGTGCTGATCGCCGAAATCACGCTCCGCGGCCTCGATCATGTCGAGCGGCGCATCGCGCTGGACGGCGTCAAGCGGCCCTCGCCGCCGGAGATCTGAAGATGGGAACCGCCGACCGTCTCGGCCGCGGGCGGTTGTCGTCGCTCGACCTCGCTCCCGAAGAGGCGCAGGACGACATCATCTGGGCGATGGGCGAGCTCAACCAGCGCAGCCGGACCCAGGCCGACATCCTCTCCGAGCTCAACGGGCGCCTCGCCGACAAGGGCTGCCCGCTGATCAGCAAGAGCGCCTTCAACCGCAAGGCGATGCGCGTCGCCGCGGCGGCGGCGCGGCTTTCCGAGCGCCGCGCGCTGTTCGAGGGCCTGGCGCCGCAGTTCACCGCCGAGCGGATGGACGAGGCCAACGTCGTCATCGGAGAATTGATCAAGACGCTGATCACGGAAATGCTCGACGCCGACGCCGGCTCCTTCACGCCCAAGGGGGCGATGGAGCTGGCGCGCGCGCTCAAGCACAGCGTCGAGGCGCAGACGATCTCCAGCGAGGCCAAGCGCCGCGCGCTCGACGCGGCGAGCCGCCAGGTCGGCGCGGCGGTCGACAAGGTCGCCAGGGAGAAGGGCATCACCGCCGAGACGCGCGCGCGGATCATGGAGCAGCTCGGCGTCATCCAGAGGGCGTCGTGATGTTGGCCGAGGGACAAGCCGCGCCGGCGCCGGCGGATGATCGGTCAAGATATGCGCTGATTGCGCGAGCGCTGGCCGGTTGCTCGTTCCTGCCGGGCTGCTGGGACAAGCGGTTCGCGCGCGACATGGCGTTCATCGCCGAGCATTCGCGCGAAAAGGACTTCAGCGAGCGCCAGCGCGTCCACCTGGTGCGTCTCGCGCACAAGTATCGCCGCCAGCTCGCGACTGCGACGGTCATGCTCGCGCAGGATCTCGCCGAGGCCGCCGCCGAACGGCGCGTGGCCGCCGGCCTTGGGGCGCTAGCGGACTTCTCGCCGCGCGAGCGGCCGAGGCGTCCGAGAACGAAGAAGGCGACGGCCGCTGCGCTGGCGGACCCCACGCAAGGGGTGCTGCTATGAGCGCGCTCCCGACCGCCGCCGAAATCGCTTCCGCCCGCGCGATCACCGAGCAGGAATGGGCGCGGCTGCGGCGCGACTCTCTGGTCGCCGGACCCGGCCTCGACGCGCGCGCTTCGCTCGACAAGATCCTGCTGCCCTATCAGCAGCGGCTGCTGGCGACGACGGCGCGTTATCGCGTCACGGTGGTCGAGAAGAGCCGCCGCACCGGGGCGACCTGGGGCGTCGGCGCAGAGGCCGTGCTGACGTCGGCCTCGGCGCGGTCCGAAGGCGGCATGGACAGCCTTTACATCGGCTACAACCTCGACATGGCGCGCGAGTTCATCGACTGCTGCGCGATGTGGGCCAAGGCGTTCAACGAGGCGCTGGTCGAGGGCGGGGTCGAGGAGTTCCTGTTCGACGACGGGCCGGACAAGGCGATCTCGGCCTTCCGCATCCGCTTCGCCTCCGGCTTCGAGATCGTCGCGCTGGCGTCGCGGCCGCGCAGCTTGCGCGGCCGCCAGGGCTTCGTGATCATCGACGAGGCGGGCTTCCACGACGAGCTGCAAGCGCTGATGAAGGCGGCGCTCGCCCTGTTGATCTGGGGCGGCCGGGTGCTGGTGATCTCGACCCACAACGGGGAGGGCAACTACTACAACACGCTGGTCAAGGAGGCGCGCTCGGGGACGAAGGGCTATGGCTTCGTCCGCTTCGATTTCGACGACGCGCTGAAGGACGGGCTCTATCAGCGGGTGTGTCTGCGCACCGGAGAAGCGTGGAGCGTCGAGGGCGAGGCGGCCTGGCGCGCCGGCATCGTCCGCGAATACGGCGACGCCGCCGACGAAGAGCTGTTTTGCATTCCCAGCGAGGGAACGGGAACGTGGCTCCCCGGCCCTTTGATCGAGGCGCGGGCGCGGCCGGGCATTCCGGTGCTGCGGCTGACGCGGCCGGCCGAGTTCACCCATTGGCCGGCGCATTTGCGCGAAGCCGACGTCGAGGCGTGGTGCGAGCGCGAGCTGCTGCCGGTCCTGAAGACGCTCGACCCGGCGCTGTGGCACTATCTCGGCGCCGACTATGGGCGCGTCTCCGACCTGACGGTGCTATGGCCGCTGGCGATCGCCCGTACGCTGCGGCGCGTCACGCCGTTCGTGGTCGAGATGCGCCGCATCCCGTTCGACCAGCAGCGCCAGGCGCAGAAGTACGTGATGGCGCGGCTGCCGCGTTTCGGGGCGTCGAAGCACGACGCCACCGGGCTCGGCATGTCGCTGGCCGAGAACGCGCAACAGGACTTCGGCGCGCTACGCTGCGAGGCGGTCAAGTTGACGGTCGAGTGGTACCGCGAGAACGCGCAGCCGCTTAAAACCGCTTTTGAAGACGACGCGATCGACATTCCGGCCGACGCCGACATCGCGTCCGATCTTCGTCTCGTCCAGGTCAAAGGCGGCGTTCCCTTCATGCCGGCGGTAAAGAGCGGCGAGGCGAAGGACCGCCACGGCGACGCGGCGGTCGCCTTGATGCTCGCCTACGCGGCGACGCGGGCGACGATGATCGCCTACGATTACGACAGCCCGCGCACGGCCCGCGAGGCGCGCCCGGACGAAGACGAAGACGAACGGCGCGGCAAGGAGGGGCTGTGGTGAGAGGGCGGTCGAGAACCACCCGCATCACGCTCGGCCCGATCCCGGCCGCCGAGCTTAAGGAGGCCATGCGTCGGCTGCGGGAGGAGCGCGCGCGTCGCGACGCGTGCAAGGAGCATCAGTTCGTCCGCGTCGCGCAGGAGCCGCCACGCTGGTTCTGCCCGCGCTGCCAGAGCCCTGCCGACGTCGATTACGTCCGCGGCTTCGCCAGCGGCGTTCTCGCCGCCGGCGGCGACCCGGCTTCCTTCATCGCCGACTATGAGACCTGGCCATGATCACGCCCGATGCGCCCCGAGACATGATCGCCGAGGAAGACCGGACCGGCATGCACGGCCCGTCGCCGGTGCTCGGCCCGGACGGCCAGGACGCGCGGCGCTATCTGGCGCTGAAGGAGCGCGAGACGCTGAAAGAGGAGATCGCGCGGCCGGAACTCATCGGCGTCCGCGCCTTCTGGGACCAGTCGATCGCCTCCGGCTTGACGCCCGAGCGCATGGCGACGATCCTCAGGAACGCCATCCGCGGCGACCATCGCTTCTTCCTCGAGCTCGCCGAGGAGATGGAGGAGCGCGACGCGCACTATAATTCGGTGCTGTCGACCCGCAAGCGCGCGATTTCGGCGCTGCGCGCGGTGGTCGAGCCGTCGAGCGAGAAGCGCGTCGACAAGAAGATCGCCGACGCGGTGCGCGACCTCTTGGGCGAGCCGCAGTTCCGCGACATGCTGCGCGACCTCACCGACGCCTTCGGCAAGGGCTACAGCGCGATCGAGATCGTCTGGGGCGAACGCGACGGGCTTTGGCGGCCGGCCGCCTACAAGTGGCGCGACCCGAAATACTTCACCTTCGACTTCGTCTCGCGCTCGGAGCTGAGACTGGCGGTGCTCGGCACCATCGACGGCGTGGCGTTGCCGCCGGCGAAGTTCATCGTCCACAAGCCGAAGCTGAAGAGCGGCATCCCGATCCGCTGCGGCTTCGCCCGCCTGGCGGCGTGGTCGTGGATGTTCAAGACTTACACGCTCAAAGACTGGATGGCGTTCCTCGACGTGTTCGGCATGCCGATCCGGGTCGGCAAGTATCACCCGGCGGCGACGGCGGAGGACCGGCGCAAGCTATTGACGGCGGTGTCGCAGATCGCCGTCGACGCGGCGGCGATCATCCCCGAGAGCATGGCGATCGACTTCATCGAGGCCAAGGGGTTCGCCGACAAGCCGTTCGAGAACATGGCCCGGTTCATGGACGAGCAGCTCTCGAAGGTGGTGCTCGGCCAGACCATGTCGACCGACGGCCACGCCGGCGGCCTGGCGCAGGCGAAGATCCACAACCTGGTGCGCATCGACATCAAGGAGGACGACGCCGACCAGCTCGCGGCGACGATCAACCGCGACCTGGTGACGCCGTTCTGCGCGCTCAATTTCGGCGCCGACGCGCCCAAGCCTTACGCGATTTTCCCGGTCGCCGAGCCGGAGGACGTCGCGGCGCTGACCAATTCGCTCGCCGCGCTGGTGCCGCTCGGCCTCAAAGTGTCGATGCGCGAGGCGCGCGAGAAGGTCGGCTTCGGCGAACCGGACCCCGACGAAGAGTTGCTCGCCGCGCCGGCCAGCGGGGGCGCCATCCCGAAAGCGCAGACGCCGGCGCAGCTCGACCGCGCCTGGAACGGCGCCCGGCCGCTGGCGCTCAACGCCGAGGACGGCGGCTCGGCGGTGGCGCTCGAAGAGGTCGAAGAAATCGCCGCGACCGGCGCCGAAGACTGGGCGCCCCAGCTCTCGCCGATCGTCGCCAAGGTGCTGGCGGCGGCGCGCGAAGCCAAGAGCTACGAAGAATTCGTCGCCGCGCTCGACCGGCTCGCCGGCGAGATCGACGCCGACCCGCTCGCCAAGCGCCTGGCCGCCGCGGGCCTGAAGGCGCGCGCGCTCGGCGATCTCGGGCTCGGCAAGGCTTGAAGCGATGGCCGACGCGTTCGACCATCCGCCCGCCGAGGTCCAGCGCTACTTCGACGCCAAGGCGCTGAAGCCGAGCTTCGACTGGCGCGATTTCTCTTTCGACGAGCACGCGACGGCGTTCACCGTCGCCAAGAGCGCCGGTTACGACATCCTCGGCGACGTCAAGGACGCGCTATCGAAGGCGATCCGCGAGCGCCAGGACTTCGCCGAATTCCGCGCCGGGCTGGAGCCGCTGCTCAAGGCCAAGGGCTGGTGGGGGAAGGCGCCGGCGATCGACCCGGCGACCGGCGAAGAGCGGATCGTCCAGCTCGGCTCGCCCAGGCGGTTGCAGACGATCTATTGGGCCAACGTCAACTCGGCCTACGCCGCCGGCGAATGGGAGCGCGTCGAGCGGACGAAGCGCGTGCTGCCCTTCCTGCAATATCTGCACACGATCTCGGAGCATCCGCGCCCGGAGCATCTCGCCTGGGTCGGGACGATCCTCAGCGTCGACGACCCGTGGTGGAGCACGCACTACCCGCCGAACGGCTGGGGGTGCAAATGCCGCGCGCGCCAGCTTTCCGACGCCGAAGCCGAGCGCTTCGGCTACGTCGCCGACGATCCCGACGAGCCGCCCGACTTCGGGACGAAGACTTTCGTCAACAAGCGCACCGGCGAGGTCGAGGAAGTGCCGGTCGGGATCGATCCCGGCTGGGCGCA